GAAATCGCCGCTCTGCTCATAGAGCTGCTGGATGGATTCGTCTAAGCCGTCAAGACTTTCTACTTTGTAATCTAGCATCTTGTACCCCGTACAGTTTGCTTTGTGGCCCAACCACGTTGCGAGTATAACAGACTTTTACGTCTGTCAACAATTTATAGTCCAGCTCGCTCAAACGCCAGCTTTTCTAATTCTCTTAATCTTTTCAGAGTGTAAGTAACTCCACTGTCATCAACAAACTTGTCGAGCGACAAGCCGCCACGCCTGAACAGTTGCGCTCTTTCTCGACCTAAAGCCTCATCTTGAAATGATGCGCTTTGTTTTTTTAGCCAGCCGCCATAAGTTGTCTTAGCAGATACTTGTCCAGTGAAACTTGACCCTTTGCTTGCGCGAGTTCCTTCAAAGCCCGCAACCTGGTATTCCGGTTTCAATACAGGAACGCGAACTGATCTGCATTGCCAGTGTCTTGGCGCTGGAGTTCCTTCACCAACAGGAAAGATTTTACCGTCATTTAGGCCGCAGACTATTGTTGTCCGGCTATCCAGAGTTGCTACAAATTTTTCGCCAGCCATAATGTCAGCGTTTGCCATGTGAGTCTCGTGTCTTGCTTCACTGGCTATATGAGAGGTCGTTGTCCTGATTAACGCTTCAGCTTCACGCTTTAGCCGTCCAGTTGTTGAGCGGAGCTGGCTGACCAACTGGCCTGTCGGCGTTCCGTTGATAAATCCTGTCTGGATTATTCGTTTAACCTCTGTGGCTTTTTTCTTGCTAAATGTTCCAACTGCGCGATCAATGGTTAGCTCTTGAACTGCTTTGCCAGACTGTAGTTGCATTGGCTTGTCTGTCACGATTGCGCGGAGAAGTGCGCTGTCCGGCAGCGTAGCGTCAATCGTTGCTGCTGCGGTGATTGTCCTAACGGCAAATTCGCCCTCGTATTCCGCCAGCTCATCTGACGATTTAAGCAAACCGCTTTGCATTGATTCCAGACCGTCATCAATTATTCGCCGGATTTCTTCAAGCTGAGTTCCGAGTCTCTTTGCTTCGCTCATGGTCGCAGCTTGGGCAACCTTTAGCTCAAGATCGTCTGCCATGTCGGTCAGATATTTGACAAGCTCTTTAACCTGTCCGCCAGCATACCGCTGAACGAATATCTGGTGGCGAACACCAGCATCAACAAGAAAGTCGTTGGATGACATTACAGCGGACTTTGCTCATCAATCTGTGCAAGTATTTCATCAGGCAGCAATTCGGATTCGATCCAGCCAGCGTCTTTCAGTCTGCGGACAATATCTACCTTCGGCATGACTCCAGCATCGTATCCTTGAATCATTGCCATAATTTCCTGCGGGCTTATATCGTCTTGCCAGAAGTCGTTGTTCAGAGAAAATATGATTTCAGGCTCAGTTGATGAAACAAATCTGGCGCAATCATACAAGACGTTTTCAATGGCCTCATTGATATTACCGACCAGCGTGTCGAGCATAGAGTTTTCGGAGGTGGCTTGGATTCTGGCTTCTTCTGCTGTCATTTGTGCGCCAGCTTGACGGCGAATAATCTTCGCGCCGATCTGGCCCATCATGGTCTCTTTATGCTCCATTTCATCTTTGATGGCGCTGGAAGCACTCAGTTGTAAAAGTTCAGCTTTTCCGCCTTCGCTCAATATCAGGCCAGCATTTTCACCAACTGTAATTCCGCCTGGATTAGCAGACATGAATTGCTCTGGACTCATGTCGGTTGAAATTACCAAAGTTCCGCCGCCGTGAACTGACAGATTATTTTCGTGGTCTGCGCTGTTTCGAAAGTGGCCGATGTTTACTCTAGCAATGTCGTACAAGATCGGTTCGTCAACAGTTGGTAGATTGTTATTCGCGCCAATGAATTGAAACGGGATGTAGTTAAAAGGTTGTCCAGCGTAATCCTTAACCACTAACTCGTCAGTGATTGGATCGCCGTCTTTGTTATACAGTTGTTGAGTATATCCATATTCGCCAAGCCGCAGAACTCGGTATTGATCTTCGTATTCCCAAGTGAACTCATCATAGTGAACTGGCTTTGGCTCTTTCAGCACTAGCATTCCGAGCTTCTGCTTTCCACCGATAACGTGCGTGTGCCAGTTGATAATCGACTCGGCGTTGTAAGTAGCGATGTGCGGCTGGAGTTCAAGCATCCTGATCTGTTCTGCGGTCATGCCATCTTCAACTGACGGATAATCTGCCAGCATACCGAATCGACCTGTAACCATGACCTCATCAGCTGCGAGCTTTGCTACTTGCGTCAGTGACTGTCCAGAACCGTCAGCATTGCGAATAATGAATTCCATGTCATCAGGCAATTCAATTCGCGGCTCTAAACGAAAGATTGCGCCTTTCAGCCCTTCGCGCGTTCTTCCTGTGTAGTTAGTGTAAATCGCTTTTTCCAGCCTGATCTGCCACTGATGTTCATCTTCGTGAGTTCTGCGCGGAATATACTCGCGAGATTCTTTCACTGACAACCCGTCTGCTGCGCGGCGAGTCAGTTTCCATTTGTCAATGTTCTTTTCGTATTCGGAATTAGTATCTGAAACAGGCATTGGCGTAATCTCAAATGCTGAAGTTCACTGGTATGTGTGCGACTGGTCTTTTGATTGGCATCTCGTATGCTATCGGATAAGTCGCTGCGTCAATTGCGTGGTCAAGTCCTGATTTCTTGTCTGGTTCGCCATTGTTGTCATAGGCGAGTTGTTCAAACGATTCGATCAGTGTCCTGACTTTGGTTGGATTGCAGTATAACACGCCGCGCTCAAATGCAGAATTGGTTGCCATTACACGATCTTTCACTGCTGGATTGGCTTTCTTTGCCCTTACCAGAAAGCCAGCTTGCTCCAGTAAAGCAATATCACTGATTGAGGCGTTGACCGTTTTTCTTGCTCTGCCGCTTGCGTCTGGATAGATATAAATCGCGTGCCCGTGATACCGATCTTGCAATGTGTCGATCATTGATGGCGTGTCATACATATCAATAAGTTCATCTACTGCGTGCCATTCTTCTCCACGCCTGACGTAAACAATGGCGCACTGTCTGGTGACGTTGAAGTCACATCCAATGTAAAGCGGTTCGTTGCCTCTGATTTCTTCTCTGCTGGAGTGCAACTGTCTATCGAAACTTCCGTAGACCGTGCCGAATGAGAGGTTAACAAACTGGCCCTCAAGATATGCAGATAACAATGCCTGTGGATAAATGTCCTGCAAGCTCTCGATATAACCTGACGGCAAATACGGATTGCTATTTGTTGGAGCTTGTATAATTTCATATCCAGGCTGTGGATGCTTCTTCCATGTCTCGTAAACAAAGCGGAATCCTTCCGGCGTTGTTGTCACGCCAATTGAGTTCTGTCCTTTATCTTTTTGCTGCCTGTTTCTTGCTATTACTTGACGCCAAACGTGCGCTGCATCATCTTTCTTCAGCGTGTCCAGTTCGTCAATGTCAGCGTCTGCGTGTTCGTAGCCAATAATTCGATTTGGATTTTCCATGCTGCGGAAAAATATTTGCCCGTAGCCTTCAATCGTTATTTGGTTCAATGGTGACTTTTGCAGCCTGTATGGAACTCCAAGTTCTGTAAGCGTTTGCTCGAATCTCGGCCACGCAATCATACGAATCAGGTCATAAGTTGGTTCGTAAAAGCCACGATTTAATCCAGGATGTCTCAATATCCCAAATATGGATCGCAGAATTGCCGCTTCAGTTTTTCCAGCGCCAAAGCCAGCGACCAGTGCTGGAAACCTCGCAGTGCTGACCATGTACTGGTACTGCGGGACAGTCGGATTAAGCAGAATTGTCTGCGCCATCTGGCTTAACGATATTGATGGTGATTGGTTCTCTGTTGGCTTGAGATTCATCTGCTTCGCGCCAGCCAGCTTGTGTTTTCAGGTAAAAGATTGTCGCAGCTGTGTTGCCCTTTTTGGCCTGACTTATCAATCCAGCGCCTATTCCCGCAATGGCTTTCGCTTTCCCTTTTTTATATGCCTCAGAAACTTCAGGCTGTCTGCCTTCTATCTCGCGAAATGTGTTTTCAGAGATGTTGAAGTAGTCAGCGAGTTGGTGCTTTGAAAGTACAGACGCAAGATGCTCCACTTGTTTGACCTGATCTTCGTCAAATACTATTAGAGGTCTGCCACCGCCATCACCCTGGTTACCGCGTTTCACGCGAAACTTCCTTCAATTGACCGAGTAATGAGCTTGTCTGTTGGAACTGTTTTGTGCTTTGGAAATTTCATCCGTACCCCGTACCGATGCGATTCTTCCCCGAAGAATCTTTTTTTACCCTACCGCCCCTTCTAAAAAAGTCGGCTGGCGCGATCAAGCAACCAGCCGGAAAACAAGGTCTAGAGAGATTAGGACAGTTGGAATAAACCGTTCACGCCATCGAAATCTAGCTGGAGCGTTTCGCCATCGTTCAGCGTAATGCTTGAACCATAGTCGTAATAGCCGACCAGCGGGTCAGCTGGACTCGTGACTGTATCGTCATAAACATAGATATATCGGAATGGGCCGACAGAGCCGCCTGATGCTGTCAAAGTGAGATCAGCAATAACTAGCTTGTAAGTTCCGCTTGTTTGGGAACTGGAGCTTGTGGTCAGGTTTCTTGTCGATAAATTGGTATACGCGACTTGAGTGATGTTTGCTAGTACGCCAGCACCATCGCCAGTCGGCGGAGTTGATTCACTGCCAGGAGCAGTATTAGTCAGTGCAACCACGAACTGGTCTGTTCCGCAGTTTGCGCCTTCGACTGCCGTTTCAAGCCAGTCATTGATTTGGTTGAAAGTTGCCATCTGATTGCCTCAATTATTTGCTGTAGTCTTGCTCGATGATATATCTGCCAGAATCAAAAGTCCTGATTCTGCCAACATCATCAGTTAGCTGTACATCGTAAAAGTAGATTCCTGGCGTAACATCTGTCTGCGCTGCACTTGGTGCAAACTCAACAAGACCAGCCGGAGCGTCCGTGATTACGCCGTTCACGGTGAAAACTTGTGTACTGGTATCGCTTGGATTCTGTCGACTGTCTACCGACATGACAAAAGTATAACTCGTGATATTTACAACTGCGCCTGTGGCGGCAGATGTGATTTCATATTCGTTAGCGAAACTATCGCCGCGCTTTCTAGTCAAAGTTCCCATTGCGATTACCGCATTTATTAAATCTGTGCGCTGATTTTATCACTTCCAGCTGCTGTTGTGGTAGTTTTTCCATCCGACAGCGAATTTGTGGTTGCTGCCGCAATATTCACTTGGTCAAATGTTGGTCTTGAAAAACTGAGCTTCTGAGTATCTAGCGATAAAGTGATGACAGAACTGGTCGGTCGTGGAATTGGTCTGTAGGCATAGAAATTCTGAAAAGCCAGATTAAATGATTTGCTCTGCGCTGTAGCAACTCTGCTTCTATCAAAAGAAGCTGCAAAGCCTTCAAACTGGTATAGCTTCGCGGAAAGGCCAACAGATATTCCGATTGTAAAGTTGAGGTCAGTGCCAGCAAATGAAAACGCCTTTGATCCGAGCGTTGCGATTTGGCCTCTGGCAAGATTAGCAGGAAAAAATGTTGCCGAATAAGCTCCGGCGTCTGCTTGAAGTGTTCTTGATGTTGTTAGTCCTGTCTGCTGTCCTGCAAATGTAAAAAGGCCAGCATTTGCTGTCAGAATTTTCCCTGCGGCAAAAGTCAGATTGACTGACTGACCAGCAAAGGTTGCCGATCCAGAATCTAGCGCAATTGTTGTATTTCTTTGAATGTTTGAAGTTTGACCAGTGAAAGCAAATGTTTTGCTATCCAGTAATAGCTGAAAAGATTTGGTCAGACCAATTTGCTGTCCAGCAAAACTAATTGCGCCACTGTCAAGAATCGCTGTCTTGCCTTTGATAATTGTTGCTGGCTGTCCGGCGAGTGATGCTGTGCCAGTTTGTGCTGTTATCAATCTGGCTGTTAAAAGCCCAATCTCATTACCTGACAAGTCAAAAGATTTGACATTGAGAACAAGCCTTTTTGATTTATCAAAATCTGCACTTATGCCAGTAAAAGTAAAAGACCCACTAGAAAGCGGTTCAATTCTGCTGCGTATTGTGTTTAGGGCTTGCCCTGCAAAGGTAAGCGTTTGGCTTTGAAGGGCTAGTGCCCTTGACGCAATAAAGTTTGCAGACTGCCCTACGAAACCAAGAAAGCCAGTATCTATTGATAGTTGTTTGTCTTTGCTAAAAGTTGCTTGCTGTCCGGCAAAAGCTAAAGAGCCTGTAGACAGTGAAATCAGTTTAGATTGGACAAGCCCTAAATTTTGGCCAGAGAAGGTGAGCGCCTGATTGTCTAACGACAGAAATCTTCCTCTGGCAAGAGTTGCAGACTGTCCGGTAAAAGCAAAAAAACCAGAGCCAAGCGTTTCGATTCGGCTGCGTATTGTTCCAAGTGCCTGACCGGATAAAGTTATCGACTGGCTATCAAGAGTCAGCGTCCTTGACGCAACAAAGTTTGCAGATTGCCCTGCAAAGGTTAGCGATCCGGCATCCGCTGCGATCTGTTTGGATCGAGAAATTATTGCAGCCTGACCAGTGAATGCTGCTGTGCCAGTTTGTGCAGTTAATGACCTGGCTGTTGTCAGTGTTAGCGGTTTGCCAAAGAATTGAAAATATCTCGGGTCTAGCGCAATCGTTTTGCTTTTGCTGATTCCCGCATTAATACCAGTGAAAGCAAAAGAACCAGAATCGGCAGTCAGCGATCTGGATACAGTCAGTCCGGTTGCTTGTCCTGCAAAGCTGAACGTCTGATTGTCTGCTGTGAGATTTCTTTGAACAGATATGCCAACACTCTGCCCTGCACCGTCAAAAGTAAAACTCGCCGCAGATAAGAGAAAGTCGGAAGCCAATCCTGCTGCAATGCCTGTAAAAGTCAGGCTTCCAGTATCAATCGGCAAATTGCGATTGGTAATAAATGCAGCAGCTTGCTCTGTAAAAGAAATTCCGAGAAAACCAGCAAGCAAAGTTTTCTGCCGAGCAGGAACCATTGCCTGTCCGGTAAAGTTGAATGTCTTATTGTCAAGCGAGACAGTTCTGCTAACCGTTAATCCAGCAGACTGGCCAGTGAAGCTGAATGCTTTGTTGTTGCAGACCAGCGTAAATTGTTGAGCGGCAGCATTATAGGTTCCAGATGCCCGAACGCCATACAGCAAGCACTGACCATCGTCTGGCCCTCTGTTTTTGTTATAAGTCCAGTTCAGGAATAGCTCTGCGCCATCCCAATCCGTCTTGGAACCTGAATATGTTGAAAAGGCTTGAGTGCTTTGCGTTCTTGTTGTTGTCGATTCGGTGAACAGTGTAATCGTGTTAGTCAGGTTGGTGCCTGATGAATTCTTGATTACAGCAGTGACTGTGCAATTATCATCTGAAAAGCCACTAGCTACGCCATCCCACTCAATGCCAAGACTGGTCATACTGTCAAAGTCTGAATTGACATTGGATAGACCGAAAACGTATTCGCAGTCTAGCTCGCCTGTCCCGTTGCCAATAAAATCGGTCGATGAGCCATTCGGCTCGTTGTCAACATTGAGATATATGCCGGTGGTGGCGGTGTAAAACACGTTGCCACTTGAGCTGACAGTTGAATCAGGAATCAGATCGTTAAGAGTTGCCATCAGACTGACTCAAGCGGACAAATAATTGGGAATTCGTAATTTATTGATACTTCAACGGCCGAGCCAGACTTGATGTTGTGGCACCAATGTCTGGCTGGATTGTAATCATCGGTTTGGTGGTAAGGGCATTCGCTGCAATGCTCAATCAGCAGAATACCCTCTGAGTCTACTTTTTTCATGCTCCATTATAGCACGTCCGATCAGTTCAGGAATCTGCGGCACGACTGCATTTCCTAAGCCTTTAAGTCGGTGTGCCCGATTGGGAATCCCATCAGCCACTCGACCCAATTCGGGTTCAGACTCCCACCAACCTGCGCTGAGAGCGTTGGTGTATTCCTTGTGTATTCTGAAGGATAAGCTCCTTGCTTCGCATTGTTTGCTGTCGGAGTAGGCCAGTATTTTTGAACTGCCGTTGCCAATCCTGTTTGATGCCCATTCCTGTCTGTGTGTTTGTATGCAAATTTGTGGTCGCTGCTCATTGGCGTGGGCCATATTCTTGGAGTAGGCAATAATCCAGACCCTATCTCTGTGATGGTGGGCGCCAAGCGCGGAAGCTGATATGCAGTGCCATTCACAGTCATACCCGATCTCGGCCAAGTCTCCAAGAACTCTTCCAAACCATCTTCCGCTGTCTCCAGAAATGAGAGCT